CTCGACGAGCGCATCGCGCAAGTCACCGACATCGAGACCCGCAAGGCCGCAGCAGCCGAACTCGCCCGCAAGGTCGACGGCTCGAAGGTCGATACCCGCGCCGCCTCGCCCTCTCGCGTCACTCGCGAAGAGCGCACCTACCGCCCGGACGGTGAGCACTCCTTCCTCCGTGACGCCTTCGCCGCTCAGGTGAACGGCGACTACGACGCCCGCGAGCGCATCGCCCGCCACCAGCAGGAGGAGCGCATCGAGAAGCGTGACGTGACCTCGGCGAACTTCGCCGGGCTCGTCGTCCCGCAGTTCCTCACCGACCTCGCTGCACCGTTCGCCCGCGCCGGGCGTCCGTTCGCCGATCGGATTCGCCGTCACACCCTCCCCGTGAGCGGCATGACTCTCTCGATCTCGAAGGTCACGACGGGCTCTGCGGTCGCCGAACAGACCGAAGGCTCCGCCGTACAAGAGACGAACATGGACGACACGAAGCTCGATATCTCGGTCAAGACGATCGCAGGTCAGCAGAACGTCAGCCGTCAAGCTCTCGAGCGTGGCACGGGCATCGACTCCCTCGTCATGGCAGACCTCGTGAGCGCGTATCACACGAAGCTCGACGCTGAAGTCGTGGCTCAGACTCTCCTCGACATCCCCGGTGCGAACGTCGTCGACTACGTCGACGCGAGCCCGACCGTCGGCGAGTTCGACCCGAAGCTCCTCGATGCGATTCAGCGCATCCAGACGAGCTTCTTCGGTGGCCCGAACTACATCCTCGTCCACCCGCGCCGCCTCGCGTGGATCCTCGCAGCAGTCGACACGACGGGCCGTCCGCTCGCCGTTCCGACTCCGAACGGCCCGACGAACGCCGTCGCGACCGGAGCAGGTTCCGTCGTCTACGGAAACTCGGGCTATTCGATCGCCGGGCTCCCGGTCATCACCGACGCGAACATCGCGACGAACGCCGGAGCAGGAACCGAAGACACCGTCTTCGTCGGCAACACGCAGGAAGTTCACCTCTGGGAGAGCGCAGGCTCGCCCTTCATGCTCCGCTTCGAGGACGTGAAGAGCGCCGAGCTCGAAGTGAAGATGGTCGTCTACGGCTACGCAGCATGGACGGCGAATCGTTACGCTTCGGCGAACGCTCGCATCTCGGGCTCGGGCCTCATCGCGCCGACGTTCTAACTCGTAGGCCTCGCGGAAGGCTCGGATCGGTAGCGGCATGATCCGAGTCTCCGCGGGCTATAGAGCAGGACGGACGATCACTAAGGCTTCGTCCCGGCTCGGCGTCGAGCAGGCTCCTCTCGCCTCCTTGAGTCGAGCCGCAGACGATCCGCTTCCGAGCCGGGGCGATTCATCTCCTAAGAAGCGGAAGAGGAAGAAGTAGCTCATGGCTATTACCAACGGATACGCGACACTTGCTCAGTTTCAGGCTTACGCCAACATGAGCACCGTCACCGCCGACGAGACGACGACGATCGAGAAAGCGATCGAAGCCGCCTCGAGGACGATCGACCGAATAGCCAACCGCCGCTTCTGGATGGATACGAACGCGACCGCCCGCCTCTACCGGACGACCGACTTCTATACGCTCTTCGTCGACGACATCGGCTCGACCTCCGGGCTCGTCGTCGCACTCGACGCAGACGGGAACGGGAACTACACCGACACGCTCACGCTGAACACGGACTACATTCTCGACCCGGTCACCGCCCCGCAGCAGGCTCGACCGTATACGCGCGTAACGATGGTTGGGACGGAGATGTTCCCGCTACCGATCTCACGCCGTCCTCAAGTTCAGGTGACTGCTAAGTACGGATGGTATAACGGCACTACACCGGACGACATCGTCGAAGCTTGTCTGATCCTCTCAGCCGACTACGTCAAGAGGGCTTCGAGCGTCGGCGGCGTCCTCGGCCTCTCCGAGCTCGGCGCGATTCGTATGAGCCCGCTCGGACGCGACATCGGCGCGATCGTGCGCGCGTACCGTAAAGAAGTCCTCGGATGATCCCGTCCACAGTCCGGGACAAGCTGAAGCTCGCTCTCAACATCACCGGGCTCCGCGTCTACGACACCGTCCCGGATAACGTCATCCCGCCCGCCGCGGTCATCGGTCAGCTCTCGCTCGACTTCGATCTCGTCTTCGCCCGCGGAGCAGACTCCGCGACGTGCGACGTCATGGTGATCGCCGGACGCATGAGCGAACGAGCCGCGCAGGACTACCTAGATAACCTCCTACAGTCGACCGGGAACGCGTCGATAAAGACGAAGATCGAATCCGATCAGACTCTCGGCGGCTCCGTTACGAGCGTCCGCGTCGTGCGCGCCGAACCCGTCTCGATCACCGTCTCCGGCGTCGAGATGCTCGCTTACCGCTTTCAGGTGAGCCTCTGGGGGTAAGATGAGCGCCATGAGATACCGCGTCACGTCCCGCCGACTCGTCGGAACCGCCGAAGGCGATCTCATCTCCGCCGAAGGCCTCGCGGCTCTCGGCCACGACGCGGAGCACGCGGAGAAGTCGGGACACGTCGTAGCCGTCGGCTACGATGAACCGAAGAAACACAAGGGCGCCCGCAAGGACGCTTCCGACTCAGACAAGGACTAGAATCGCATCATGGCAACAGTTACCGCACTCGGCAAGGCGACCGTCTTCACGGTCGGCGGCGTCGACCTGAACGATCAGCTCGTCTCGATTACCATGACGAAGACCGTCGAAGCGCTCGACGCGACGACTCTCGCAGATACCGCTCGCCGTAACGCGGCAGGGCTCGAGAACTCGGAGACGACCTTCACCGTTCTCGGCACGTTCGCTACGGGCGAAGCGATTCAGACGATCTTCGGCGACGTGGGCTCCGAGCATACGATCGTCTTCGAGCCTCTCACGTCCGCACCCGGCGCTAGCTCGCCCCGCTATACGCACTCGAACGCCTTTCTCGCCGCGGCTCCGGTCGTCGTAAACGTCGGCGAACTCCTACAAGTGACCGCCACCTACACGGGCGGAAGCATCGCGCAGGCCGTCGCCTAGTGCTCGACATCTCCGTCACCGTCAAGCGCAAGGACGGGACGACCGAAACCTTCCCGGTCTACGCCGACTCGCAGATCGCCTTCGAGCGATGGGCCAAGACGTCGATCTCCGCAGCGTTCGACCCGCAGCAACGCCCGAAGATGGAGTCGCTCTACTACCTCGCATGGCTCGCCGAGAAGAACACCGGGCGCGCGACGAAGATCTTCGACGAATGGGTCAAGGACATCGCCGCCGTCGGGCACGAGGACGGCCCGGGAAACTGATACCGGGCGGCGGAGTCGCCGCCGAGATCGCGGGCCTCGCGCTCGCCGCAGGCATCGCACCCGACGCCCTACTGCGCACGCCCTACGAGGTGCTCGCCGCGCTCTACGATGGAGTCCGGAAACGCGACGAACGGAGACGAGGACGACATGGCTAGCGGCACGTTCGGCTACCGCACCGACCGCGAGGGCGGCGTCAAGATCGAGGGGCTCGCCTCCGTGCAACGTCAACTCCGCAAGATGAGCCAAGACGTCGACTATCAAGCGCAGGAGTTCCTCGCGACGAACAAGGCGATCGCCTCCGCCGTCGCCGGGGACTCGAAGAAGTTCGTCCCCGTGCTCTCCGGTGCGCTCGCCGCGAGCCTCCGGGAGGCCGCGACGAAGAAGTCGGCGCGCGTCAAGGCGGGCGGCGGCGCCGTGCAGTACGCCGGGCCGATCCATTTCGGCTGGCCTGCGCGCCGCATCAAGCCGCAGCCGTTCATCTACGACGCGGTCGACCTCCGCCGCGACGAGATCCGTGAACGCTACGAGAAACTCGTCGACGACCTCATCAAGAAGCACGACCTAGACGACAAGCGGGCGAAGTAATGGCACTCATCTCCGTCACGATCTCCGGCAACGCCGCACCTCTGAAGAAGTCGGTCGAGGAGTCCGAAGGCCTCATGGGCCGACTCGGCTCTTCGTTCACGAAAGTCGGGGCGCTGGCCGCCGCCGGGTTCGGAGCCGTCGCCGCCGGTATCGGGTTCGCAGCGAAGCAGGCCGCCGACGACCAAAAGTCCTTCGAGCAGATGCGCGTCACGCTCCAGAACGTCACCGGGGCGACCGACGAGATGGTCAAGAAGGTCGACGAGCAGATCGGCGCGATGAGCCTCGCGACCGGCATCGCCGACGACAAGTTGCGCCCCGCGTTCGAGGCGCTCGCCCGAGGCACGAAAGAAGTCGACGCCTCGATGGAGAACATGAACCTAGTCATGGACATCTCGACCGCGCTGCAAGTCGACGCCGTCACCGTCGCCGACGCCCTCGCGAAAGGATTCCAAGGCAACACCAAGGCGCTGAAGAGTCTCTCGCCCGAGATGGCCGCCCTCATCAAGGACGGCGCCGACATGAACGACGTCATCGGCGTCCTCGCCGAGACCTACTCGGGCAGCGCGACCGCCGCCGCCAACACGTTCTCCGGACAAGTGCAGCGGCTGCGAGTCTTCATGTCGGAACTCGTCGAGCAGATCGGCTACTACGTCCTCCCGGTGCTCTCCAAGATCGCCGAGTTCATCGTGAACGACGTCGTCCCCGCGTTCGGTCGCATCGTCGACAAGTACGGCCCGGCGCTCGCCGAGATCTTCGAGAAGATCGCGGCGTTCATCGGAGAGAAGGTCGTCCCCGTCATGCGCGACCGGCTCATTCCGTTCATCCAGCAAGTCGCCGAGTTCATCGGCGAGAAACTCGTCCCGGTGATCCGTGACGTCGCGATAAAAGTCTTCGACGGGCTGCGACGTATCTTCGAGATTGTCTCCGACAAGATCGAGGAGAACCGCGACAAGATCGCGAACATCATCGACTTCTATCGTCAGCTCTCGAACTTTATCATCGACCGGGTCGCCCCGATACTCGTGAGGACTCTCGGAGTCGCGTTCGAGATCGTGGCGAAGGCGATCGGCCCCGTAATCGACATCGTCTTTACGCTTATGAGCGCTTTCGCCGATCTCTATAAGTTCCTCCTGAAAGTCGCCGGGGGAGTCCTCGACGTCATCGAAGGCATGGTGAACGGCGTCGTCGACGGCGTGAACCTTATGATTCGAGCGCTGAACGCGCTACCGGGAATCGACATCGACCCGATCGGAAAGGTGAACATCACGCTCCCTAGCCTCCCGTCGCCCGCAGGAGTAGCCGCCCCGACCGCTTTCTCAGGCAACACACGAGAGACGGGCATCACCCCGACAGTCCCGACGATCACCGTCCCCGGACTAGCGGCGACGGTCACGACACCGACCGGAGGAGGCAGCAGAGGAGGCGGAGGCAAGGGCGGCGAAGCCGACGAAAGCCTCCGGGAAGGTATGGTCACGATCCTCCCGTCGACGGAAGTCTTCGGAGCAGCCGGAGGCGGCGGCTTCGGCGCGGCTATGGGCAACGAAGCACTACTCGACGGGATGACGGGCGGCGTCGTGAATGTCGTCGTGAACACCGTCTCGGCGGACGCGAACCTCCCGAACCTCATCGTCGAAGCCCTCCAGACTTATAACCTCACGAGCGGCCCGATCGACGTAGCGATCGCCGTCTAGACCATGCCCTCGAACATCGTCACCGGAGGGACGCTCACCGTAGAGCTCGACGTCGGCTTCGGGGACGGCTTCACTCTGGACGACGTTCAGCAAGGAGTCCTAGACGGGACGACCTACGTCCTCGACGGCGTCGATCAGTTCTCGGAGATCACCGTTCAGAGCGTGAACTTCTTCCGCGGTAAGAAACGAACTCTCGACTCGATCGCACCGGGGCGAGCGACGATCGTCGCCATAGACAAGACTCGAGCCTTCGACCCGTATAACGAAGCCTCGATCTATTGGGACGAGTTCGACGACACGCCGGGACTCTCACCCCTGCGACAAGTACGCATTACCCGTAACTCGACGGTCATCTTCCGCGGTCGCGTCGTCGACTTTACCTATGACTACGTCGGCCCGAAGAAGATCCCGACGGTCACGATCATCGCCGCGGACGACCTCTTCATCCTCGCGAACTCGTTCCTCTCAAGCTTCACGCCGTCGGCTGAGCTCTCATCCGCCCGGGTGACGACCATTCTCAATAGGACTGAAGTCGGGTGGAGTGCCACGGCGCGCGACATCACGACCGGGACGACGACACTCGGAAACTATGCGATCACGGAAGGGACGAACGCCCTCGAGTACCTCCGACAGATAGACGAAGCGGAACGCGGACGACTCTTCGTCCGGGCATCCGACGGCGACCTCGTCTTCGAGCCCCGCATCGGCAACACACTCTCCGGGCCGTCGGTCACGTTCGCCGACGACGGCACCGGCACGCCCTACCGATCGGTCTTCGTTGACTTCACGACCGAATCCGTGCTCAACCGGGTCACCGTTCAGCGCACCGGAGGAACCGCTCAGACTGCCACCGATACGACCTCGATCGGGCTCTACTTCACGCAGGCCGAGACGATTACGAACTCCCTACTCTCGACCGACGCGCAGGCGCTCACGCTCGCGAACTACCTCCTCAACGGCTCCCCGTCTCCGCGCTTCTCTGGCGTGACGACGTTCTTCGGCTCACTTACGACCGGGCAGAAGAACGCGGTCGCAGCCGTCGAGATCGGCGACACGATCAGCGTCAAGCGCACCTTCACGAGCGGAAGCCCGCTTACCGTCACGGAAGAGCTCGCCGTCGAAGGCATCGAGCACCGGGTAGACACTCGCGGCGAGACAGTCACCTTCTACACGTCGCCGACCGAGATCGTCTACGCCCTCCTACTCGATGACGCCGTCTACGGAATCATCGACTCTACGAACGTCCTCTCGTGAGGTAGGCTCTAGCACCTATGGGAGCGAACGCCACGACCTCAGTCCCCTCGTATGTCGCCGGGGAAGTGCTCACCGCAGCCGACCTCAACGTCACGAACTCAGGGATCCCTGTCTTCGCGGATTCGACCGCTCGGACGAACGGATTCGGCGGAACGGGCGAGAAGACA